CTAGCCCATCCAGCGTAGAACATACGCACGATGACGGCACAACTCATTCGCACGTAAATGGCGATGAGAAACACGTACACGAAGGTACACTTCCTCCCGCTCTTCAAAAAGCCATCGATGCCAAAAAGGGCAAAAAGAAAGATGATGATGAAGACGAAGACGAAGACACCAAAGACGAAGGTACACTTCCTCCCGCTCTTCAAAAAGCCATTGATGCTAAGAAAAGCAAAAAGAAAGACGGTGACGAAGACGAAGATGACGATGACAAAGAACAAGACGAAAACATCGCCAATTTCGGTAACAAGAAAGCAAAATCCTTTACAGATGATGACAATCCAACTGATAACAAAAAGAAGAAGGGAAAGAAATAATGTCTGAGAATACAATTCAAAATAGGATTGTTGAATTCTTAGATGGTCCTTTCAAATTAGATGAAGGCAGGCGTGGTGCGGATAATCCCACACCCGAAAAGAAGATATTTAGATTTAGAACAGGCAGGCATTGGTACTCATTTTCTGAAAAAGATATTGATGAATTTTTAGACAAATCTAATTATCCGATGTACACTTCATCGGATAATCTCCCTAAGTGGATTGCTACTGGAATTATGAGCGAGATGGGTGCTAAAAATATTAAAGGTAAAGTTCAGGATGCTATGTTTAAAGTTTTAAAGAACATCAAGTCAGGTAAAATTAAAGAAATCGATGGTCAACGTAGCATACATAAATCAAATTGGAAATAGGGAGAATAAGGTGGAAACTTTACAAGAAAAAACAGGAAAATTAAGAATAAAATCCTTGAATGAAGTCGAGTCACTTGATGAAGCGGGTCGATACTCAGGTGGGATAGACAATAAATTTTTAGACCCAGATGGGACTTATAAGTGTACGCTAGAAATTGAAACTGGCGGACCTGAGGCCATAGTAACCTTTGAGACGACAATTGCATCCGACAAAAAGAACGCTGGAAAAGATGCAGAAATGCTTTTTCTGTCGATAGTTAAGGGAATGGCTCGATTTGTCAGGGGAACGGGTGGCTCAGAAATGCGAGTAAAGAAAATGAGCAATAAAACATAAAGGATTAAAACTATGGCAAAATTACAAGAGAGAATAGTTGAATTTTTAGACGGCCCTTTCAAGGAAACTCTTGAGGAAAAATTAGTAAGGGGAAAATATGCAAAACACGCCCAAATGGGCGGTTTAAAAGGTAATGGTTTGCGGTCGATAAGAAAGCCTGAAAAAAAGAAGGATAATAAATGGTGGTCTGAGCTGGAAGATAAATTGATGAAGGTTGGGAAGGAAGGTAAGGACTATGAATTCCGCGGAGAGGATGGAAATCGGCAAAAGATTATTTTTCGTGGTAAGAATAAGAAAGTAGCCGCCATAGAAAAAGAGTATTTTGGAGAAGAGGACTAATGAAATGAGCCTTATCAAATTTAAAGATTACACAAAGCAGATATCCGAAGGGATGGCTGTAGAAGTGCTTGGCGAAAATGATGAGGACGTTGTTGTTGTCGAGTGGACTGAAGAGAATTGGAAAGCATTAAGCATTTCAGAACAAGTCGAACTAGAATCAGAGGCCGTTAATGGATGGGCCGTGTGGCAAATTGGCGAATTAACTGAGCGAAAAGATTCTGAAATTTTTGAAGCAGGCAAATTTCTTGCAGATTTAGACGAAGAAGAATGTGGTATATGTGGCGATGACCCTTGTAGTTGTGATGTTCGTGATGGGGACAATGCTGATATTCCAGAAGCGAAGAAAGTAATGTCAAAGAAAGGTGGCTACGAGTTTGGTAAAGACACTAGCAAAGACACTTCTTATGTTACATACAAAGGGAAAGTAATTTCTACTGGTGATTTTGATTCTGGTGCTGATTCTTGGTTTATGAATATCAAAGGCGAAAAAGGCCAAAAGAGTTTTGATAAGCCTAGTGAAATTATCGCATACTTCTTAAAGAATAAAATTACAGAAGAAGTTACAGAAGAAGAGTTGGTAGAATACAAAGCACGTAATACAATGCAACGCCGAGCAACTCAAAAGAATAAAGATAGACAAAAATTTCAAAATCGGGCGACAAAAATTAAGGCAAAGATAGAACGCAAAAAGGGCGGCAATAAGGTAAAGCGTATCAAACTGCGTAAAAAGTGGATGCGTAAGAATAAAAGCAAAATCAGAAATGCTAATAAAGTTTTTGGTGGCAAAGTGAAGTCGAAATTCACTAAAAAGTAGGGGGACAGCAATGAGACTGATATCAGAAATAACAGAACACGTAAAATATATTACTGAGGGTAAGAATAAGGACCTCTATATTGAAGGTGTTTTTCTACAGGCAGATTTAAAAAATAGAAACGGACGTTTGTATCCCGGTGCTATTATGGAAAAAGAAGTAGGACGATACACAAAAGAATATATTGACAAGAAACGTGCGTTTGGAGAACTAGGACATCCTGAGGGACCAACTATTAATCTGGACCGAGTATCCCATATGATTACATCTCTCGTAAAAGAAGGAAGTAACTATATTGGTAAAGCGAAGGTTACAGACACTCCACACGGTAATATTGTCAAAAATCTTATTAAAGAAGGAGCCCAACTTGGTGTAAGTTCACGAGGAATGGGTACTTTGAAAGCAAATAAGAAAGGAATTCAGGAAGTACAAGGAGATTTTTATCTTGCTACTGCCGCTGATATTGTTGCAGACCCATCCGCACCAGATGCCTTTGTAAATGGCATTATGGAGGGGAAAGAATGGATATGGAACAATGGTGTAATCGCTGAACGGCAGATTGCAGAATACCACGGAATCGTAAAAAATGCGAGCGGAAAGCGATTAACATCGATAGAAGCGACTGTTTTTGAGGATTTCATAAGCAAGTTGTAGCAAATCGTAGTGATTTCTATAATGTTAGAGTAATTAGTTTTATAAATAATAGTAATTAGATTAGAAACTAGTTAAAATTTATCAATTGGATTAGGAGAACCCTGATGAAGTTAAAAACAGAAACTGGCGAAGTGTTGGTTTTGGATGAAAGCAATAAAGTCTGGAAAGGCGAGTCTGCTAAGTCCGATACTTCTATTACAGTGTCAGAGGCTGATGAACTTTTAGAAAAAGGGGACCTTGAAATGGTTGCTGAAGATTCTGAAATTTCTAAGGCTGATTCTCTTGAAGAAGCAGAAGCACCAAAGGCCACACCTTTGAAAAAGAAGAAGAAAAAAGTAGACGGTAGTGGAGAAGTTGATGTTGTCGAAGAAGATGACGAAGACGAAGACGATGGTGACGAAGCGGACGAAGACGAAGAAGACGAAGTAGAAGAAACTAAAGGCGCCAAAGCAAAAATTAAAAAAGAAGCATTTGAAGTTGAAGTAGATGTTACCGAAGATGTTAACGCATTGTTTGACGGTCAAGACCTTACTGAAGATTTCAAGTCTCGTACTACTCTAGTATTTGAAACAGCCGTAAAAGCGAAAGTTAAGGAAAACCTCTCTCTTATCGAAGGTAAGATGGAAGCACAATTAGCCGAGCAAACTGCGTCAATGTTGACAGATATTACTGAGAAACTAGATGGTTATCTAGACTATATGGTTACTGAGTGGCTAGAGAAGAATGAGCAGTCCGTAGAACACGGATTGAAAAACGAAATCTTAGAAGGTTTTGTTGGTGGTATGCAGAAGTTGTTTGCAGAAAATTATATTGAAATTCCCAATGAGAAGTACAATGTAGTTGACGAGCAGGCTAAAGAGATAGCATCTCTTAAGGAAAGTTTGGATGCAGAGACAAATAAAAATGTCGAAGCGAAGAGCCAACTAGCAGAAGTAACCGCTGAAAAGATTTTCAGAGAAGTAACTGAAGACTTGAAAGAAACTCAAAAAGCAAAACTTAAAAATCTTGCTGAAGGTGTTGAATTCGATGATGCAGTATCATATGCTGAAAAACTGAATACTTTGAAAGAAACTTATTTTCCTTCAGAGGCAGAGAAAGAAGAAGTAATTGCAGAATCGGATGCCACAACCGGTACCGAGGATGGAGTGATGACTGATGCAATGAAGAAGGTTATGGCTTCCCTTTCACAATCTAGAGAACCGAGCATCCTTGGTGCTTAACACATTTATATTTAATAGGAGAACATTCAATGTTTTTAACTGAAGAAATTAAAGATAAGTGGCAGCCTGTAATGGAGCATTCTGAATTACCAAAAATTCAAGATGCAACAAAACGTGCAATTACACTTCGTCTTTTAGAAAATCAAGAAAAGGCTTTGCAAGAAGCCAACGTAACTGGCGGCAACGTAGATAACTGGGACCCAATCCTAATTAGTCTTGTTCGCCGTACAATGCCTCAACTTATGGCTTATGACACAATTGGCGTTCAGCCAATGAGTGGTCCTACTGGACTTGTCTTTGCTATGAAAACTCACTATACTGGTGAAGCAAGTACTGGTGCTGAAGCACTTACTCTGCCTGCTGGCGCTCCTGATGTTGACTTTTCAGGCGATAACGCTAATACCCAAAACAACTACTCAACTGCTGAAGGTGAAGCACTTGGTGGATTTGTTAGTGGTGGCGGAGCATTCAAAGAGATGTCTTTCTCAATCGAGAAAACTAGCGTAACTGCTAATACTCGTGCATTGAAAGCCAAATATTCTTTGGAACTTGCTCAAGACCTTAAGGCTATTCACGGACTAGATGCAGAAACAGAATTGTCAAATATTCTTTCTTCTGAGATTCTTGCTGAGATTAACCGAGAAGTTATTCTTAAAATCCAATCACAGGCTACTGCCGGTGCTACCGCTGGAACAACTACTGCAGGAACATTTGATGTTGCTGATGCAGTTGACAACCGTGGTGCTCGTTGGGGTGGTGAGCGTTATAAATCACTATTGATTCAAATCAATCGTGAAGCAAACCTTATCGCTAAAAACACTGGACGTGGTGCAGGTAATTGGTTACTAGTATCTCCAGATGTTGCATCTGCTCTTGATATGGTTGCCGGACTTGCTACTCCTTCAATGGACGTAGACAATGGTTCTCAGCCTGATATCGTAAACAGCACGTTTGCTGGTATGCTTGGTTCTAAATACAAAGTATTTGTTGACCAGTTTGCCGCAGCCGACAGTGTAACAGTTGGATACAAAGGAAGCAATATGTATGATGCAGGTCTCTTTTACTGTCCATATGTTCCACTTCAGTTGATGAAATCAATTGGTGAAGAAGACTTCCAGCCTCGTCTAGGGTTCAAAACTCGTTATGGTTTGACTCATAACCCGTTTGCTACTGGCTCTGATGGTGCTAATCCTTACTTCCGTAAGTTTACTGTTACTAATCTGTAATAGTTGTAATAGACAACCTATCGACAGCGCCATTCGTGTAAGAATTTCGCTACCTTAGGGCAAAGTCACTAAAAGGGCATCTAGAGAAATCTAGGTGCCTTTTTTTTATTTAGAGGTTGTATAAATAGTAGTATGACAGATAAACAAAGAGTTGCACCACAGAAAATTAACCTCGCAAAGAGTACCAATTATCGGTTGAATCTCAGCATTCTTCCTGGTACGCAATTTTGGTTGACAACCTGTAATCTTCCTACAATGAGTGTTAATGAGATACCTATTCCTCATCCTCTTCACGGGCACGTATATCGACCAGGCTCTACCATTCAGAATGCTCCAATGACGGTGACATTTCTAGTGGATGAAGATTATCACAATTATATGGAAATTCTCGGATTGATGTATAAAGCGGCTGGTCCCGAAACAAGAATGAGATATAAGAAGGGCGAAGCGACTGGCCACGATGGAAGTATCCATATTCTCTCCAATAACAAGAATGTAAGTGATAAGGTCTTCACTTTCCATAACTTGTTCCCTACCATTCTAGGAGAACTTCAGATGACGAATGAGTCGGCTGAACCCCTCCTAACTGACCTGACTCTCCAATACGACTTTATGGAAATGGCATCAGGTAAACCCCTATAAATTTATTTGAAGAAAACGCTTGACATACGCTATGGAATGGTGTATAATGTATATAAAATAGTAGTATGAATGGAGTGAATGAATGTACAAGCCGTTACCAGATTCTGTAACGATTCGAGAATCAAATATTGAAGGATTAGGGTTATTTGCAGTAACCGATATAGCAAAAGATACCTATCTGGGTCTGATTCACGCTGGTACATATGAAGGCGAA